TTATACGGCATCGCGATTGATGAACAGCGAATCATTGAAGTGTTTTTTGTTTTCCCCTATGAAATACGGCAAATTCTTCGCCTTTTCGATTCTTTCGGTGTTGTCCTCGACCCATCGTTTGAAGTTGTCGGGCACATCCTTGACCTCATTCAGCGGTTCCTCCCAAAAATCCCTATCCGTGCCCTCGTTGGCTATAATTGGCACTGCATAGCACTTGCAGTTCGGGTGCCACCCGATGAATTTGAAAGATTTCGGATATTTTCCCTCCATTGCGTCACATATTTCCAGCGGCGCACGCCCTTTTTTGAAGCGCGGATACCAGAACTTTGCCAGCCACTGTACGTGCGATTTTGATGTTTTTACCTCATATCCGACAATAAAATCAAGTTGTTGCCAGCGGATACTGTCGGCTTCACGATAAGCGCTGTTTATTTCGGTGCGAGCCATACGCATAGCATTCTGATAAGATGACCGGTAAACGCCTTGCCCAGGGTGATAAGCCTGCGCCACTTTCGACAGGGTAAGATTGCCGAACGCATTTCGGACACGTCGAAATAGTTTGTCCGGCTCATTCAGATAGACGCGTACATCACGGCTTATATCGGCAGCGCTTCGGCCTTCGCTGATACCTATAGATAAGGATAATTCTATGTGCCGTTCGAACTGCTTGGCGATACTCCAAACTCTTTCGGATAAATTATGCCCGTAAGTTGTTCTACGTTGAAATGCCTCAAGTGCACCGAGATTGTGAAGCATCCATCCTTTTTTCGGATTGTCGAATAGTTGTTTTACCCATGAATCGTTCTTGTCGTTGGCAAAAAACCATTCCGAAGTGATCCCCGCTGTAATTATAGTGGACAACTTATTTCGGAATGAAGATAACGAGGCATCGGCTTGTTTACTACGGCTTTTGTTTGATGAGAAGGCGAACAATCGCCCCGTATTGGGTTGATATTTATATCCCATTCCCAGTCGAATCAATTCATCCGAGGCCACATCATACAAAGCCTCTATCTGTCGTAGATATTCTTCGACATGCGTTTTATGCTGTTGCTCCCATTGGGCGGCTTTCAAATTCAATCCGGGCATCGTTTCGAATTAGAATGTTGGCTCTATAATATTGTTCATAGATGCCTCTGCCTTCGCTTGCTTTATTCGCTCGATTTCAGCGGTAACATCATCGGCCGTTCCCATTAGTTCAACGCCCTTTTCCAGCGACATAACGCCATCCTGCACAGCACGGCCTATAGCCGCCCAACGTGCGGTGACATCTTCATTGAACGGTTCGGCAAATTCGTGTTCTATTTTGAGCGCAGCCAAATCAGGACGCAAATGAATATGGGTTACATTCATCATAATAGCGAGAATAAGATTTTTCTCCCTATCTACGGCTATGTCGTATATCTCTTTATTATTTTCGCGCTTGATATATCCCAGTACCATCGCGCGTTTGATCGCTTCGCCCGACAAAGTTCCCAGCCCAGCCATTTTCTCGGGTGTAAACTCGGGCGTGAAAGTGTCGAACAAGATGGACTGCGCGAGGTCTTCCTTTTCCCGTTGCTGCGTCTCGGAAGAGGTCGGTGGATTGATGTACTCGAATTTTGAATCCGCTCCGGTCATCCGAATCATTTTCCCGGGCTTGTCGGCTCGACCTTTCAAAAAATCTACGACATCGCCCGTTGCTGCGGCGATAGGGTCTGCGAAATAGTTATTTGTGTCGGATATTTTGCTGTCTATATCCTCCTCGCGGTCTATGCGGGGGTTGAGGCCTCCCCACGCTTTATCCTGTCGGTAGTAGATAACATTGATTTTTCCGGTTGGATTGGGAGTTGCAATAACCTCCCAATTAAGAGATCCTCGTTTGCATCGGTAGATCGTATCAGGTGTTTGAATATCGAAATGCTCGATAGTTGATGTCCCCTCTTTAAGGTAGTACCCATACCCGAATGCAATGAGGTTCTCGTATAGGTCGAATAATGGACGTAGGGTGTATCCTTTCGACTTGCAAATTACCACAACTTTTACCTGCGGTTGGAAATTCTCGTCCCGATAGATGTGGTAGAGCTTGGCACATTCAGTTTCTGCTCCCGCAATGCGTTTTGCTTTACGCATGGAAACGTTGAATCGTGTATCTTGCAAAAATTGATTATATGCTTCGAAAGCCTCGTCCGAACCTTCGTTGTTCACCTTCTTCCATCGTATCGGATTCCCGAGCAGAAAGAATAGTTCCACCTCATTGATGTACTTCTGTCGTGCACGAGGCAACTTCTCGGTACGATAAGGCTCCTGGCCTTTCCGCATCTTATCGGCCTTTCGCATAATACGGTGGAGTTCGGGGTTATATTCCTGAATCGCCTGCAAAACCTCCGTATCGCGATTCTGCATAAGTGTTTGAGCCTGTGTAATGTCTTTGTCCTTGATAAGCGTAAGCAGATCACGTTCTGCACCGGTTGCATTCAGATATTTATTGCGTATCGCATTGAGTAGGTTGTCTATAAATCCCATATCCGTACTTTTTACCAAATTCCTAAATCCTCTTTGTCTAAATCTTCTTCATTGTTGAAATACCCCCGCTTTTCGATTACTCCGGTCAGGGCATCTTCGGCGTCGTCATGGCTGTTGAACTCCTGCTGCTTACGGTATGATTTGACATGCGAGGCGAACTCCGGCCATTTGTGCTCCCATCCGGTCGGAAAATAAATAAGGTTTTGCACTTCATTCGATCGCGTGAAAATACGCACCCTTTTGTTGGCGGTCTGCGTAAATGGGTTGAACGATGTAAAGTTGTTACCGATTATTCGGCACTGCGCCTCAACATTGCGCCCGAAAGACCTGCCGCCATTGTTGCTCTCGACGTAGCAGATCTCCGTCTTGTTTCGGGACAGCATCTCGGCTGTTGCCGGCTCGGTATATTCCATCGGTTTCTGTGTATATAAAATGTCCGTCACGAAATTGCCGATGGGAGTTTCCGTATAGCAAATAGAACACAGATAGTCACTGCCGGTATCAGCGGTATCCGTGTAGTTCTTTCGCTTCATAGATGCTGCATATGGAATTATGTCGTATGTCTTAAACTCTCCATACATCAAACCTTCCAGCGGCTTCGGGTTCTGCATATATTGCGTTTCAAAGACAAATGAGTTCGATCTCTCGATTTTGTGCAGTTCCTCCAGCGTATGCTTAAATTCCCAGAGAGGCTGTTCCTGTCCGTTTTCGTCATGCCAGATGCAGGGCAACGAAAGTACCGTCCATTCCTCCGGCTCGATCTCCTGAAGATAGCCGCATAGATCGTGCTCATGGAGCCGTTGCATAATGATTATGATAGGCGTATTGCGCGAGTTCACGCGGTTGCGGATAGTCGATTCAAAGCGATTGTTCACCCGCTCGCGGATCGTTTCGGATAGTGCATCTTCCGGTTTGATCGGGTCGTCGATAACAATAGCTCCCGCAAAATCGCTTTCCCACGCAGGAATAAAATCACCCATTTCGCGCCGCTCCCTATACGGATCATTTACTTGACCTGCACCAAATCCTGTAACCTGTCCTGCTGCACTTACTGCATACAGTCCGCCTCCGACGGATGTATACCACTTTTTAGCATTCTTGCTTTCGACGACTACTTCAGGGAAAAGCCGCTGGTAGTAGTCTGATTGTACCGTTTCATTGATCTCTTTCGAGTTGTCGAGAACAAGATCATCGGAGTATGATAGGTGTATGAACTTACTGCGGGGGTTTAACGCCAGCCCGTAGGCGATGAAGTTCTTAGAGACAAGTTCGGTCTTGCCATATCGTGGCGCAATATTGATAATAAGACGCTTTATTTCGCCACGGACGACTTTGTCAAGAGCTTCGCATATTTTGCGATGATGATCGCCGACAATAAACCGCATCCCCGTCTTATGCTTGAACATGTAACGGGTGAAATTCAGCATACCGGAAAGACAGAAGGTACGCTCTATGTCTATGTCGCGAATCGGAGTAGTGCGTTAATACTCTTCGTTAAGTTTTAACCCATATTGTCTTGCCTCTTCGGGAGAGAGAGTGCGAGGTGGAATAAGTTCGGCACCATCTGCTCCTGTAACCTCTTGACGTTCTACATATCCCCGTTTTTTTCCGCGTGTTTTGAGAGTGAAAATGATCGCTGTTTCGGAGGGACGTTCGATCCAACCGGCAAATCTCTTTTCGCCATTCTCGTCCTTTTCGATGGCCGGAACGCCGGCAACCAATTTACGCAGGTTGCTTTCGGCCAAATCAACGAACCGTTCACGGGAATCTTCGAGGGCTTGGGCGAATTGCTCATCATCATTGCACCATGTGTAAATTGTGCTACGCTCTACACCTAAATTAGCAGCTATGTCTGACAAAATACCGCCGCAAGCATTTGCAACCTTGCGAAAGGTATCTAATTTCGGTTTTTTGGAGGGCATTGCCATTTTTTATACTGTCGTTTTTGTCGTTATTCGACCCGTTCAACCATATCCGAGAACATTTCGCCGGGGATTATTTTGTCGTCTGGCCTGAACCCGAACCGAAGCATGAATGATGATTTCGCCCTATAAGACTTAAAGTTGAGCATTACATAGGATTCGATGTCTTCCGCTTTTTGCTCTGCCTGTTGACGAATCTGTTCTTTCATCTCCTTTACCGCGGCCTTGCGTTCCTCAAACGGTCGTTGTATCTCTTCGAAATCACCTAACGTATCAGACAGTTCTGAACTTATTTCGTCCTGCATGACGGATATACCGTATATGTTCATGTCTGCTTCAGAAAGGCCAGCGGCTTTATAGTCTATTTCCGGTACAAGTACTTTTATTTTCTCCATGTCGAATTCTCCCATTGCGGAGGGCGAGTTCATGAAGATATTTTGTTCGCGCTCTGTCTTGTCGTCTAACTCTACAGCTTCTACCTTGATCTCATAATCCGTTTCAGGTGTCCCGTCGTAATTGTTGATGATGTCAAGCGTCTGTACGCGCTTGTGCCCTGAAACCAGATAAGATGACAACTGATTCCATACGATACCGCCCAGATAGCCGACAGTTTTAAAGTTCTTTTTGAGCTTCTTGATGACTTCAGGGTCTTCTTTGCGTGGATTGTATGGAGCAAAGTTGATTTGTGATCGCTTGATTACGACCGTTTCACTTTGCTTGTATTTGGGCTGCTGCTCTTTTCTCTTCGTCATATCGCAGTAATATATTTCGGGATAAGGGGAATACTTTGTAAATCTTTTCGAGGTCTTGCGGATAATGCCGGCGGAGGTAATCGAATACCTCCGGCAAAAACGTCAGACCTTGCGATTTGTTCTTGTTGTAGGATATGGGTTCAGGCAGTTTCTTTGCCTTGATGTAGGCCATGACGTCCGATTTCTTCCACTTGGATAGAGGATATACCTTGTTCGTATTGCTTATAGCTTCGTTCTCGTATCCGCGCAACATAAGACAGCGATTCATTCCGTCCGACTGCTTCATTCCATAGAAAGAGTAAGATATTCCCGTCTTCATCCGGACGGATTCATCAACGTCTTTCAACGATAACAGCTTTACATTGGGGTTAGGAATGCAGTATAGCCCACAACGCAAAACACGCGTCAACGTCCAATGGGGGACTTGCAGTATGGTAACATTGGCATAACGAGCTTTGACTGCTCGCAAATAGTTGTCAATGTGGTCGAGGCCCTTGACGAAATACATGAACACGCAAACGATCTCTTTGAAGTGCGGAGCCATTAGGTCGAGCAATACCTCGCTGTCTTTGCCACATGAATAAAAAAGGATCGCCCTGTCCGTTTTTTGACGGACAGAGGCAATCACTTCGTTTGCATGGTCTATCGGGGTCATGATTAACCTGTTGCCATGCCAAAGGCGGCGCGAATGTCGCGTGCACGACCGGCACGATTCGTCGCACGACCGCCTACTGCACGATAACGAACACGGCTAGCGCCTGTCGTCCGATTGATTCGATTTCTTACTGAATTTCGAGTGCAGCTTGAATTTTAGAAGTCTGACAATAATGTTTATTTTCTATCCATTGACTAACCCTAATCTGGAGCGCATAGCCGAGACAGCTTGTTTGTTCCCTGTTCTCTGATAATAGGGCAACAATGCCTTTGCATTCGCTCTCATGATTCTATTTGACCTATCAATACCACCACCGCTTACCCTATTTGCATTAGAAATAAGAGCACGTAGCGTTTGTTGCCCGATTTGTTCTGCTGTTTTTTGTCTTCGTCTTCGAGTGCAGCAATGATTTTAAGGGTTTAACAATTCATTTTCTCGATTACCTTGCCGAGGTGGTAGTCGATCTCGGTCATGGTATATTCGTTACCGTTGTGCTCGTACACAATCGGCTCTTTCGTCTCTTCGTCGCAAACATCTACCAGCTCGACGCCTTTGACTTCGACCAGCGCGCCGGGGCGATTCTTTTCGTAACCTACCCAGAACTGTATGGCATCGTAGTGGTTGATAACCGTATCAACGCCCTTCTCGCTGTCCCACGCCGATTCGGGCACGTCACTGTCTTTCTTGTAGACTTTGCCTGTGTTGTTGTCTCGGTATGAAATGTATTTCGTGTTGGTCGGGCGTACTTCGCGGGTCTCGACCGTTTTTTCACCCGACAAAATGGCGTCGAACCATTTTTGTTTGATGATAAGCGTTAAAATTTTCATAGCCGTAAATTTCATTAGTAGCGGGGGCAAGAATCGAACTTGCGCCTGCGGGACACTAACCCGCCGTGGTAACCTCTGCACTACCCCGCATATATCTGTTCGATGCAAAAGTGGACACGTTCGGCACATTATGCAAATCTTACTATTGAATTATTTATTAAAAATACGATTTTTTATTGAGAGCTGCAATTTTTAAGGTCTTTTCTTCACACACCCTTTGCAGCGGATAATCTCAAGCACTACTGCGTCATATTTGACGATCAATAGGCCGTCGCGATTGTTGTCTGCACCTTTGTAGGCTTTACACCCACACTTCAGCCGCGTGCGGTGACATGTCGCGTCCGTCAATTCGAATGCCTTTTTGAGTAATGTCAAATCGCTGCGTTTTTCTACGTACATCGTTGGTTTCATATATTATATAACTTTTACAAAGTTGAACATTCTGAATGACCGCCAGCCCTCGGCAACCGTATCGTAATAGGTTACGAGGTGTTTGTTAGGCTTACGGTCGTCACCTTTTGTTTCGGGGCATAAGTCGTCCTTAAGCGTACCGAATGCCTGTCGCAATTCACCCGTACTCGATTTGAGGTAGAAGAACTGCACGATGCCCGCGCGCATCTTTATCTTCAATTTGAACACCTGCCATGCCTTATGCAGACACTCAGCAAAGGTTACACCCGTCGCGCGGCACATCTGCCACGCCGTGCGCATGATGATGGAAAGGTCGGTTCGTTTCATTGTTATATAGGTTAAAAGTTGGTTTTTAGTTTGAGTAGTCGCAAGCACTCTTTCAACTCGCTGTCTGTGTATTTCTTGGCGATCTCTCGTGATATGCCGTTTGTGTTCATTGCGATTTTGATCGCAGCCTCTCTGTTCACCTTGAAGGATTTTCTTGTCTTCATAGCTTTTCAATTTTTTCAAATGTAACATAATACAGCCTATTGCCAACGAGTACCATTGCGATATTCAGTTTATCGAACTGTCCTCGATATTCACCAGTATTGCGTCCGAATCTCACCGGGTCGCCAATTTTTATGTCTTTCATATCTTTCATTTTTACCACCGGCGGCAGGTGCCGCCACGCTTCGGGCCTGAGGTCTGTTTATAGCCGCCCGAACGGCTTTTTAATCGAGTTTGTAAAGCAGCAACTGGCAATCTTCAACGTGTAGAACTCTCGTCGGTTCGACTTTGTCGATGTATCCGAAGAAGTCGTTTTTATCTGCATAGACGTACGCCCACTGGCCTTTCAGTTCGATTTCTTCTCTTGTGCCGAAATAGGCTACGGTGTCATCTACCTCTTCAACAAGGCCCCATGCCTCATTGCCAATACCTTCTCTGTTGATCGCGTCGATCACTTTAAATGCAAATGCGTTCATAGTTCTATTGTTTTTATTTGTTAGTTCAACATTTTCTTCAACCAGTCAGCAGCTTCTTTGTCTTCTTCGCCGTCCTCGTCATAAACTGCTTCAACGGCTACCGTTTCGTCCTCGATCGACCAGCTCGGCGCCGTCCAGTAGTCACCCTTGTCCTCGACGATCTCGGCGTCGTATGCGATAACGGCCGTAATACCGTTACTCTCGATCTCGAAGGTCTCGGCTTCGCCGTTGAGCTTCGTAATGTACGCTGCCGCCTGCTTGGCGAGGTTTTGCATCGTGGTATAGGTTGCCGTTGTCATAGTTATTATAGCTATTGGTTTTATTTTCTGATGCAAATATAAAGCTATAAATTTAATTATGCAAATAAAAATTAAAGTTTTTGCTATTATTTTTGTAGAAAAATAAAGTTATAGCTACATTTGTACCAACACCAAACATTTAAAGCTATGGATATAAAGAGATCAATAAAAGCTAACGGCTTAACTGTTAAAGAAGTGGCCGAAAGAATGGGAATTACACCCGTAGGACTTAGCCAACATATTAATGGGAATCCGAGTGTAGAAGTGCTTGAACGTATCGCCGCTGCTATTGGCTGTAACGTGGGGGATTTTTTCGCCCCTCAGCCGACGAACACGATAATGTGTCCGAAATGCGGTACGGTGTTAGAGGTCAAAGAAAGGAAATAATCATGGAGCAAGAGTTGATCCTATACAATTCGGTGGATGGGAAAAGTCGCGTATCCTTATTAGCACGCGACGGTTCCGTTTGGCTCAATCAAGCACAGATCGCAGAACTTTTTGCCACCTCTGTTCCCAATATCAGCCAACATATAAATAACATATTAAAAGATGGTGAGTTACCAGATGAATCAACTATTAAGGAATACTTAACAGTTGCCCCAAACGGCAAATCGTATCAAATAAAATTTTATTCACTGGAAATGATTTTGGCAATAGGTTTCCGCGTCCGATCCATCCGTGGCGTGCAATTCCGCCAGTGGGCAAACCGCAATCTCGCCGAATATCTCCGTAAAGGCTTCGTTATCGACGATGAGCGCCTGAAAAACCCAGACGGCCGCCCCGACTATTTCGACGAGTTATTGGATCGCATTCGGGATATACGTGCCTCGGAAAAGCGATTTTATCAGAAGGTGCGCGATCTGTTTGCATTGAGCAGCGATTACGACACGACGGACAAGGCTACGCAAATGTTTTATGCCGAAACGCAAAATAAGCTCCTCTATGCCGTAACAGGACATACATCCGCGGAGATCGTGATGCAACGAGCCGATGCAAATGCTCCCAATATGGGGCTTACCTCCTGGAAAGGTGCCGTAGTACGCAAGCAGGACGTTATTATTGCTAAAAACTACTTGACACACGACGAACTCGATTCTTTGAACCGGTTGGTTGTGATCTTCCTCGAAACAGCCGAGTTCAGGGCAAAGAGCAGGAAAGACCTTACGATGGGATTTTGGAGGGAGAACGTAGATAAAATTCTGGTATCGAACGATCAGCCCCTTTTACCCAATGCCGGTACGGTTGGCAAAGAGCAAAAAGACGCATTCGCCTACCAGGTTTATGAAGAGTTCAACGCCCGCAGAAAACGTAAGGCCGCAATCGAAGCCGATCGGGAGGATATGGAACAGTTAAAGGAGCTGGAATCCGAAATCAAACACCGAAAATAAGACCTGCCTGCATTGCGGGAAATTGATAACCATAAAGGTGGAATAACCACAGCGACACGACGATATGGAACTGCAACCCATCCAAAGCAAAATTTACGAAATACGAGGCCAGCGGGTGATGCTGGACCGTGATTTGGCGGAATTGTACCAAGTAACAACAAGCGCTCTCAATCAAGCGGTAAAGCGTAATATCGAACGCTTTCCGCCCGATTTCATGTTTCAACTGACAGATGCCGAAACTGAAAATTGGAAATCACAAATTGTGATAACCAATTCCATCACGATGGGTTTACGCCGCAACCCCTATGCGTTTACCGAGCAAGGCGTTTCTATGTTATCGGCTGTTTTGAAAAGCTCCGTTGCCATACAAGTAAGTATCGCTATTATGCGTGCTTTCGTAGCGATGCGGAACTACATCACGACCACGACGACAGTAACGGCCGAGTTGGCCGAAATTCGGGCGAAACTGGCGTTACTGGAGCGGGTGGACGCCGACAATGCCGAGGCGGTCAGCGATCTGTCGGAAGATATGCGCAAGGAGCTTGATAATATCTACAACGCTATTGCGGCGTTGTCGGTCAAGATACCGCAGGCACGCAAACCCGCCCGCAAAATTGGATTCCAACAAGCGGAGCAAAAGGCGGAAGAGTAGCAACGTACCCGACGAACACAATCACCTGCCCGAAGTGCGGGACGGTGCTGGAGGTAAAAGAAAAGGAATAAATAAAACTACATTCCTATGACACAAAAGCAGGCCATACAGTTGTTCGAGGACCGCAAGGTGCGCACCGTTTGGGACGAGCGGACGGAGACGTGGTATTTTTCCGTTCTCGACGTGATCTCCGCTCTGACGGACACCGTGAATCCGACCGATTATTTCAAGAAGATGCGCAAGCGGGATGAAGCGCTCGCCTCGTTCGTGGGGACAAATTGTCCCCAGATAGCCATGAGGTCAGAAACGGGAGTGATGCGCAAGACGCTGGCCGGAGATGTGAAAACCGTCCTGCGGATTATCCAGTCGATTCCGTCACAGAAAGCCGAGCCTTTCAAGCAATGGATGGCGCAGGTGGCAAGCGACCGCCTCGACCAAATGCAAGACCCTGAGTTATCTATTGAGCAGGCCGTAGCCGATTATAAACGCCTTGGATATTCGGATACATGGATTAACCAACGCTTGAAAAGTATCGAAGTCCGTAAACTTCTCACTGACGAGTGGAAACGCGGGGGCGTTGATGGAACGCAATATGCCACCCTTACGGACATTATCACGAAGGAGTGGGCCGGACGTACCACGAAAGCCTACAAACGTTACAAGGGGTTGAAAAAGGAGAACCTGCGGGATAATATGACCAATGTCGAACTGCTGTTGAACTCATTGGCCGAGGCCTCTGCTACCGAACTTTCCCGAAACGAAAATCCAATAGGTTTCAAGGCCAACGCCAACGTCGCCAAACGGGGCGGTACAGTAGCTAAAGTTGCCCGACAACAACTCGAAAGCCAACTCGGACACTCTGTCGTATCACCCCTCAACGCTCGGCAATACCTCGGAACGTTGCCCGACAATCCGCCACCCGAAACAGCGCACCTTACTTCAGCGGTAAAATCGACGAAACCGATTACATGCGACACCTCAAACGAGGAGGAATAAATAGTTCTCAACTTAAAAACACAAATGAAACTAAAGTAATAAACGCATCGAATTCGATGCGTTTTAGAATATGAAATGTAATATGGAACCGTCTCTGAATATTCGATCATTTCGAATAGGCAATTTAGTGTATAACCCCCATCTTGAGCGAATTGGGTATATTGCAGAAATTACGCGTGCAGACATGACGTTATTTCATGGTGAGATGCTAATTAAGGAAGCCGGATTTTATCATGAGATTTTAGATAAAGTAGTATTATGAGATGTTAGGCCTATACGTTTGACTCCAACGTTATTGGAAAAATGCGGCTTTGAGAAAGAATTTAGCGACTGTTACCAACGATTTGACTACTATATCATCCCCCGTGTGATATGCTTATCTCCTAAAAAAGAAGGGTTCTGTTGGCAGGTGGAAGACGAAATCGACGATTGCAATGTGGATGTGCCCATAAAGTATCTGCACCAGCTCCAGAATATATATTTTACATTGACCGGAACGGAGCTGAATGTAGAAAAGATATATGATGCGAGAATGTAAAAAGCCGAGTTCCCTCGGCTTTCTGTTTATCATTTCAAACCGACCGAATCAAAAATAGGGTACGGTTCGATATGTCATTTTCTCGGTTCATGATTGAGGCGGGATTGTGAGTTGATTATCTTTTTTAGTCGGTCTCGACCGCAATACCTCCAATATCACTCGGTCACCGTCGAGAACCAGCATCCCGTGTCGGCGGGGATCACCACCTTTGGTGCGGTGCTCGGCCTCGCATTCGGTGCGGATCCGGACACAACGGAAACCTGCGGCCTCGAAAGCCGATCCGATTAACGATAGGTCGCTGCGCTTGGGGACGCAGTACATGGGTTTAATTGCCGCTTTGATGCGGCCCATGCGTTCGATGCGCTTTTTCATTTTGATTTAGCAATAAAAAACTGCGTTACGAGTTGCTCGGCTCAAAATGCAAGCCGTCGGGCGTTTCCGCTACCGAACTCGACGCAGTTAAATTTAACTGTATGTATAGATACAAAATACCCAATATGGTTGGATATGTTTGTATCGCATTTTGATTTAGCAATGCAAATATAATGATTTTGTAGGGAATAACAAAGGCGAGATTTATTCTCGCCTTTGTTTTGAAACATATATCCTATCTGATTACTTTTTTTGAAGTTTTATTTCCAGTGTTATATTATCTCCTGCTACACCCATAGACACTTCGGCAATTCCGTTTGAGATAGAATGTACTTTGTATCTGTATAATTCTTCCCCGTCTATATAAGTATATATCATATCCCCTTCAGCTTTGTATGTTCCTGAACCGTTGCCAAAATACCCGCTTCCCGAATACGTATTGCCTAAATCCGGGACATATAGTGTTACGGTTCCTTTGTGTAATTCTGCAACAAAAGCAGCATAGTTAGATAAAAATGCCTCTTGTGATGTTCCTTTGATCAAAAATGTCAATGTTACGTCACGTTCATTTACAACCGGTGAATCCGGAACAATAATATCTATTCCGTTTTGTGTTGGATCGTCATTTTCGACAAATTCTTTGAGAGATGGAGGTGTAAGGAGGGCTGCATATGCTCCTGAAAGCATGGCAACTCCCATTGTAGATAACGGTTTGTTATTTATAGTTACTTCTGTTGTTGGCATGTTTTATAGGTTATCAAGTTTTCGATTTATTGCAACAAGAGTTTCGCCCATTGCAGGCAATATGCGGGTGTATGTTCGAATATCTGCGACATTACCATTCAATTGAATCATAATATCTCGGATGTCGAAAGTCACATTACGCGTATCCATATTGATCGATCGAAGCAGCTCCATACCATTGACAAGGATGTTCATTTTACCTTGCATGTCAGTAAAGCGACCGTTGAGTTCGTCGCTTGTGTCTTGGGACATTGCCTGAAAACCGCGTGAAGTAGCATTCTGGGTAGATGCCTGATTGTCGGATAGCAGAGAACCTGCCCATCCATATTTATCATCTAAATATTTTTGTAAGTCATCAGCCATTTTATAGGCCTCCTCTTGTTCCTCGGCTGAAAATACCCCATCTAACCAGAACTCTTGCAATTTCTCGCGAATTTTCTTCATGGCTTCGGAAGATTGTATGGCAGATTTAATACTTTCTATTACCATTTGACGCATCATATTCCGAACCACATCTCGTGCGGTTCTTGCCCGATCTTCCCCGTTTGCCCATGCATCGGCGTAAGCTGTTGCGAAATTATCAATTGCAGATTTTAGATCTTCGCCAAAAATTGCATCTAAGGCCTTTTCCTTATTTTCTTCTATTTGTTTATTTATCTCATCAATTTGATTTTCCCATTCTTTGATTCGTTCTTCATCCGTGTCTTTTTTACTACGCTCTTCTGCTATTTGATTTTGTATCAATATTTTTTGCTGTTCGAGTAATTCATTTTGTTGTTCGATAAGTTCAGAAGCATCTGTAGAGTATGCCTCTTCAACGGCCTCCCCGAGTTCATCATATGATTTTTCGAGAGCATCAATTTGATCTTGTAAGCGCTGAATGTTACGTTCTTTTCGTCGATCTCCGCTGAAAAGGTTTATCAGGCTGGTGATAGCCGACACAGTTCCTTGAATGCCTTGAACAATATTTCCAGATGCGAATCCACTCACAGCTTGTGCTGCTCCGCCTACAGCACCTGCAATGTTGTTAATGGAGGCCGTCGTGTCTTCATCTGCTCCCAATGCTGACGCAATAGAAGACACACCGCTTATCGATGCAGCAACGATGTCAATTGCCTCCGCTACTGCTTGCCAGGCATCTTCACGTAGCTTTACAGCTCGAAGATCATCCCCATCTGCAAGTGCCTTTTTATAAGCCTTGAAGTTTGCCGAAATACTTGCGAATGGATTCTTCCGAGTGGCTATATCTGCTGCTTGGTCAAGTTGATCGGTTACTGTTTTCAGATTGATAGGGTCGAGGTCGGCATCTTGGAGCAGTCTGTTTATGTTGTCAATAATACGCAATATCTCACGGCTCGACAAGGCGTCGAGGTTTTGGAACAGATTAATCCAGTCATCGGTTTTCATCAGTTCGTCCACCTTGATTTGTCCGATTTCCTCTGTTTCATGTTTGTCGATTTGAGGAATAAGGTCGGAGCGGCCGTTCTTTGTTGCTGTTTCCCTGTCTTTGGCGTGTTTCTCGCGTATCTTGGCAATCTTATCCTCCATCGTACCGTATTTCTCGACAATGGTATTTAGGCTGGCCGCAATTTCCGCTTGGTCGATCTTGATACCCAAATCGGTCGCTTGCTCTTTGGTGATATTTCCAGCCTTCAGAGCATCTTCTACCCACTTGCGGAACTCCTCGTATTTGTCTTTTATGCCTTTGATGCGGCGATCTTCTTCCGAGAGCGTGTCATCGGTGATCTGCTTGTATATCTTGTCAAGCTCTTGGGCGTATTTCAGTTCTATGGCAGCTCGGTCATCGGCATTTTTTTGCTGAATATTCGATTGCCTTTCCTGAAAATCTTTTGTTTGATCTGCAGTTATGATTCCACCCTGCGCGGCTTTAAGTTTCGATTTATCCTGCTCGAGTTTGTTCATTTCCTCTTTTGTGCGCAAGTCTATTTCGGCCAGCTCTTTCTGCTTGCCATCTTTCAAAATATCGATGCGCGATTGCTGAAGGGCTTTATCATTGGCGAGAATAAGATCGGATAGCTTTTTCTGGGCTTTGGCGGCATCCGTCACCGTTTTGCCCGAAACGCTGTATTGTTTAATTTTCGAATCGTATTCGGCGATTTTGGCGATCAGCTCATTCCATTTCGCTGTCCCTTTCAATGAAACGTCCATCGCTTCGAGAGCTGCTTCCGCCTCCTTCTTCTGTCCTTCCCAATAGGATTTGTTGCGATTGGTTTCTTTTCTGTCTGACCGTAGGGATGATATTTCATTTTGTTTGGTTGCGATTTGAGATAGATTCGACTGTTTAAGCGACTGATAATAATCTTCGCTCTCACCATACAGAGGAAGCAAATACGGGGCTTCTTTTTGCTTATTGCGTGCATTCTCAATTAAACGGTCGATTTCTGCGTTTTGGGCTTTCAGCTCGTCGATATTGCCCTGCAATGTGGCAATCTTGACCTCCGCAGGGGCAGCGTCCCACTCGGCGGCTTTTTGTGTTTCTTTTAGTTCATAGAGCTGTTTGCGGTACTCGTCCAACTCAGCCTCTGCATTTTTATAAGAAAGACTAAGTCCGGCCATTGCTGTCCTATCACCGAATTTCATAGCATCTGCTATCGCTTGATCTAACCTTTTGACCTTTTCGAGGGCGGCATCATACTGCTCTTGCAGATTGTTCTCCTTGCGTGTGTCGTTGATGTCGTTGAGCTCCTTTGTAAGATCGATAAGCGACAGGAGCTTGATTTCCTCCTCGCTGTACCGCTGCAACAGTTCGGGGTAGAGACGTATCAGCTCCTCGTAGGCTTTGCGCTTGGTGTAGGCCGTGCTGACCTCGTCCTGCATGGTCGCATGCAGCTGCTCGGCCTTATTCTTCTGTTCATCGAGCTTCTGATTGTAGGCGTCGATGGCGGCGTTTACCTTTTCGTAGGCTATCTCCTCTGCGGATTTCGCCGTGATAATCTTGTAGAGTGTGACGGCAAACGCGGAGGCGGCCGCAGCGATCAACACATAGGGATTCTTCATCAAAGCCGCATTCAGTGCCTGCGTCTTCTTGGTCAGCGTTCCCATTACGGTTTGGAGGGTGGAGAGACCGAAAGCGTGGGCGAGCGTTACCGTCCTGTGTACCCTTTCCGTTGCCGTCAGGACAACCAGAGCCGCCTTATATGTACCATAGGCGACGACAAGCTGGGCGACAATGTCCAGCACCTGATTATAGTTCTCGACGAGTGAAATCGTGCCTTTGAGTGCACCTGCAATGATGCCTTCTTGCGACTTGCCGAGGTCGTTGAACATCATGTCGAGAGCATCGCCGAGATTGGAGATGAGGCCCGTAATGGTTTTGGATTGCTCCTGCATGAGGTTGTGGAACTTCCCGCCCTCGTTCGTCATGCTTTCAATAGCCTTCTGCACCTCTGGAAAGCCTATTTTGCCTTCCGTGACCATCTGTGAGATTTCTGCGCGGGTCTTGCCGAGTTGCGTTGCCAACTCTCCCGCGAGGTCGATGCCTCGGCTTTGGAACTGCATTACGTCACGCGTGTATAAACGCCCCTGTACGGCCGTCGTGCCGTACAACCACGTGAGGTCTTGCAGGTTCAGTCCCAGACCGGCCGCAACATTACCGAGCCGAGTCAGTGTGTTGGTAATATCCTCTGCTGCGAATCCATATGCGAGAAGCTGGCGGGCGCCGCTGGCCACGCCTTGCAGGTCAAACGGCGTTTTGGCGGCCAGTTCGACCATTTGTGACATCAATGCATCAGCCTTTTCTTTACTTTGGAGCAGAGTTGCGAAGGCCACTTCGAGCTGTTGAAACTCGCCACGAGTTTGCGCGATTTGTTTCACCAGCCCCGCAAGCGACACTCCGACGCCGATTTGTCCGAGGGTGGTAGCCAGGCGACGCATTGCAATATCCATACGGTCGGCGTCCGTCACGACACTGGACGTTACGGTTTTGGCCGTTTTCTGAAGTTCACGGAACTTGCGAATTGCTTCATCGTTATCTATGACTACGGTAAGGTTTATACTCATAATACGATGACGGTTTTATCTTTATTGATTTCTACCTTTGATCCGCTGATGTTCACGACTTTTATTACGGCATAATTCGAAGCGTTGATTGTGGCCGAGGCTCCATGCATAAGAATGACAGTGTGGACGAAATCTACTCCCGAGGCTTCTATTTCAGCCGACGTATTGCCGACTAAGCAAATGTATTTTCGCTTGTCGAGCCTTATGCATCCGCAATCCACATACATGTTGCAATCACTCACTTCGTTTTTGTGAGCTTGAAATATTCCCAGCGGAGGGAAATTGTTTTTATGGCAAAATTCAAGTCCTTGTGGCGTAAAAAACAGAGAGGTCAGGGAGTGAAAATTTTTCACTTTGTCCAGTCGTTCGCAGGCGCCGAGTGCGGACGCGGATTTTAGGATGTTGTCAAGCATATAAATTATTTCGTTTGTTATCGTTTGCCTCCTGCCATCAGAAGAAGTGTGTTCATTGCATTAGGATCGTTCATGTCAATTATATCGGGAACTTTTGATTGTTCATTGTTGGGAATATTAGTTGTTGATTTACTTTTACAATCCGTTTTTAGAGCGTCGGAAATCATAAGCTGTACGTTAGCCCATGAAATCCCCCAAAGAATATATTCAAGAGTCCAATGATAGCGGTTTATAAGATTATCTATTTGTCCCCAGATACTGCGCCCTCCGTAGTGGCTATCCGCTCCGCTGTTGTCGTTGGGGAAATCATTACCCGCAGCGTTCTTACCAAGCGAATAGCGTTCATAAAATCCGCGTAGTAGGATTGAAATACGATGGTGGACAAAATGTTTGTAAGAGCTGTTGTATCCATTGTAGGGGACCAGTATATAAGTTTTGTCCGCTCTTTTAGCATATCTTCGATTTCTTGTTGCGTCCGAAGTGTGGCGATAGCGATTATTTCGGCCACCTCTTTTGATTTTTCGGAGCATATGGTCCACATACGTTTAACAGCACCCTCCATCTGTTCGTCGTCGAAAATCAGATCAAGGTCTATTAGTCGGCGACTTATCATCGCGAGTCGTCCGAGTTGGAGGGGGTATAGGTAAAGGGTTATTTGTTCTTTGTCATTGCCTTCAATCTCGAACGATTCAATTTTTTCAGTCAGTGTGTCAAGTGCACGTTGTTCTGTAAGGCGGCCGACTTCTTCTTTTTTCATATTATAAACTATTGTTTTTGCTCCCGCCCCGTCCTCGAGACGTGATGCAAGTCGTCAGCTTTCCAGCGGGATAGAGAATTTACAAAACGCTCTTGGTATATTCCGGAGTTGTAATCGGCCACCAGGAATAACCACCTTGTTCCGGAGCTAAAACTTTCGCAGATACTTGAATTTGGAGCGGGTCGGTTTTATTGATTCCACCACCCAATGTCGCTACATATTTTAACCTTGCAAAAGCGATGGAGCCTCCACTTTTGGAATCGAATACGAATGCTTTTACTCCTTCGTAAATCTCGCCTTTTGCAGGTTCTGTAGTTCCGAAGTAAAATTCCATCGTGTCGTCGTCAAAATCTACGACATTCCAAGTAACTTCTTTTGTGCCTGTCGTTTCGTCGATTGCAGAGTAAAATGGGTCTGCTTCTCCTTCCCGATAAAAATCATTACTGGAAGGTATCGCGAAATTGGTGGAAACACCACCATTATAAGGCTGACTGATTTTGGTGAAAGCCTTCATTAAGTCGGCAGCCTCAGCGTCTTTTACTCCTTTCGGGAGAGGATTACCTGCATGAACGGCTTTCAGTCCGATTATTTGTCCCATGTTTAATATTTTTTAAGTTTTACTTTGAGGTTTGAAAATGTGTAGGAGATCCCCTCCTCACTAATAAGAGTTTCATCGCTCACATCAAAGAACCAGCGTTCGTTGATAGGGTAGTATCCTAGTGAATCGAAAGCGAGACGAGTTAGTTCGTTCAGACGGTTGCGATCGGGGTAGCGTTGCTCTTCACGACCGATTGTCGGTGTTGTGTCCGGTACATAAATGTTTACATTTACGGTTGCCACCTGCGAATCTCCGACGACATTTGACAATGAGCCTACGACGATAAATTCTCCCGAAGGATTATTCGGGTAGTGGTCCGCATACATCATCGGCACGGTCTTCCCTAACAGCGAATCCCGGATGCGATCCCAGACGAGTTTGAATATTTCCGTAGAGGTCAGGTTCATCGCTTTTTCGATTTTAAGAATCGAGCGAACTCCGCTTTGAGTTTTTCAGCAGTAGATTCCACCCAGTTTCCCGACCCTTCGAGAACGTCGAAACCTTTAGCCTCGACATATTTCGCGTATTCCATACCGGCTACCCATACGAGATATGTTTTGTTAGCGGGAAGTTCACGGGCGACAGACCGGGCATGTTCAAGCCCTTTGGCATGAGCTTCATCGGCACCTTTGTTCCCTTTAGGATTGCCGTCCGGTCTGACACGGCGGTTATACTTGAAAGATTCAGCAATGATTCTTCCGTATTGTACCACAACATACCCGATGGAGTTGCGTAGGTTACCCGTGTGATCGGTATAACTACCGTGTTCGCGGGCGTACTTCACCACTCTTTCCCCCAACGCCGACAACCATTCTACAGCTTTTCGGTCGTACTCTTCTTTTGCTCGCGCAAATTCAAGTTCCACCTCACGCCAGTTGGTACACTTTACAGCCATAATCTCGTGTTTTCGTAACGTTGTCCGCTTTTGTAGAATCCCTGTACCGGATACGACGCCGTGTCCTTGTCTTTCGGTTTGGCCTCAGTGCGGAGCGAACGGTCGAAGATGTTGAATCCTCGGCTGTCGAATATGCGTACTTTCGTCCCGATAGGAATTGGCTGTGTATCTGCAGGCATCGTAACCTCGAAAGAGTAGAGGAAGGCATCCCCGTTTTGCCCTTTGATTTGCTGTGCTCGTCCATTCTGACGGGCATTGCATCGTCCGATGACACGCCATTCATGCGCACCTTCGATCCACGAACCATCAGGATTTTGCGAGGCGTCCTCCTCGTACCACATTTCGAGCGTATAGGGGAATCTTACCATTGGTCGGAAATGTCGGTAATTTTCGATCGAGTATCGAACTCTTCGGCAATATCGTCCAGCCCGTTTTCCTTTGCGATATGGAAAATGCGCTTTTCCAGTTTGTCCGTGTACGACAATGAATAGCCCCCGTTGCTCTCACTCGCAAGAACAATGAGATTTCGCAGAATGGCGATTGTGGCTTTTGCCACGCTAATTTTATCGGTTACCGTATAGTCTGCTTGAGTGTCTATTCCCTCGTCAATGCAGGCCTTTTCTTTGAGGAAAGGATCCACATCGTAAGGATACAGACTTGCCGATATTGCCTCGAAAGCAATAATATACAATTCGATACATACAATATAAATACTTGAATTACATTTAATTATGTAAATATTTTTCGAATATTATTTATTATTGCACATTCAATTTGCATACAAACTCCAAATATAATGACTTTTTTAGGGTGATATGGCGTTTGTAAAGGGACCTGAAAAAAGGCGGTGTTTTCCGCCTCCTTTCATTCATATCCCTACCTCCACCGACGACGCTCATACCGTTTGCAATATGCGGCACTTTTCAGCGTCATTCGGCGGAGATGTTCACATAATTCCGCCGCTGTCATATCGAACGTCTGTACGCCCTCGGTTGTAATATCATCACGTCGTCCGCCTCTCCGTTTTTGTTTTGGCCTGTCTTTGTCCATATCCCCCCGTTTTTGTATCTTTGACTTGTCGAGAATCAAAGAATCGGGGGAGTAGCTTGCGGGAGGCTTCCCCGCTATTTTCAACCATTTTTCACCCTTTTATCAGGTTGCATTCCAGCCCATTTAAGAGCACATTCTCGTAACTGTTCATCTGTGAGCTTGGGAAATAAATCCGGCTTGTCTGTTATCGCTTTGTGTTGTGGGCGTCCGTCGTAATCGGGCAATTTTGCCGCCCATTCCATTGCCGCGCGTTTCGCTTCTTCCTCTGTGATATTATTCGACATATTCAAGTGCTTCAAGATTGACATCGGACACTTTTCCGTCCTCTGTCAGATATAACAAATTTCGATACCCGCCGCCCTCTGCGCCGATTCCCGTATGGATATATTTGCAGTCGGAGGCGAACGTATTGAGGTTATCGATAGCCTGCTTTACCGCCTCGCAAAGAGCCAACGCCCGCCCGCGTTTTTCTGTTACGGCGATAGTGTATTCATTCTCTTTTTCTTTGATCCACACATCTGACAGGACCACACCGTGTCCGTTGATTGCAAACGCATTCAGTTCGAGCGGATTTGTCGTGCCAGCCCCGACCGCACGCTGAACGATTTTTGCAGAATCTTCGATAACCCCCAATAAATGCACATTCGCCTCCTTGATTGCCTTACTACGCATATACGGTATCCGTATTCTTTTGCTATCCTCTCGTGCAAGCCTGTCGGCGGCGCTTTTCGTTTCCGCGCTTTGATTATCGGCAAGGTCTTTAATCACATTGTCGGAAATCTCTAATCCGGCAGTCCGGAGCTGTTCGACTGCATTCGATAGTGTAGGTAGCGCCCGTTCGTGCTTGGATATTAAATCCCTTAATCCTTGTTTTTTGATTGATTCCATATCTTTTAAGTGTTTAATATTCGCTTTCAAGTTTCGACAAATATTCTTTGGCTTCTTGCGGCGTAAGCGTGCGAGGCGGTAGAAGGTTTTCCCCGTTCGCGCCCGTTATTTCCTGTCGCTCTACATACCCTCGTTTCTTGCCTCGTGTTTTGAGGGTGAAGATGATCGCCGTTTCGGAGGGCTTTTCGATCCAGCCTGCAAACCGTTTTTCTCCGTTCTCGTCTATTTCGATTTTCGGCACGCCTTGGATCAGCGTAAATAAACGGCTTTCGGACAAATCGACGAGTTTTTCCCTGGCTTCATTAAACACGGACGCAAATTCGGGATCGCTTTTAAGCCATCCGTAGAGCGTAGATCGCCGAATGTTTAACGCAGTGGCGATGTCGCCTGCGATACCTGCTTTTGCTTCGCATATTTCACGAAAAGTATCGATCGCGGGCTTTTTGCCTCGAAGGTTATTTTTTTTAGTGTCCATTTTGTATAGTTTTATAGATTATCAAGTTTCTTATATCAATCACGGTATCTGCCCACATCGAATCCGTTTGCCTCGTTATGGGCGATTTTTACGAATTATCTCCATACTTGGTAAACTCATCCCGCAAAGGCAGGTAAAATATCTGTTTTTTCATGGATGGTTTATGAAAATTTCGATTTTCTTTGCGTTTTGGTATAGTTGTTCCACCCGACAATAAAAAGCCGTCAAATCGGCTGTTTTCAGAACGGGCCGTTTTGTTCGTCGGTCGGGGTTGAGGGTGTCGTATCGTAGTCCGTTATCCGGGTCAGGCTTTCATCGTGGCGAAACAGAATACTTCCCGTAGCGCCTTCCCTGTTTTTGAGGACATAAAACACGCCTATCCCTTTGGTCGAAATATCTCCGAGTTCGGGATCTTTTATCGTTTCCTCTTTCCGTATGGCCGGACGGTCGATAAAAATCACCATATCGGCATCCTGTTCGATCGCTCCCGATTCCCGGAGGTGTGACAGTTGTGGTTTGGCGTCTTTTTCAGCCTCGCGGGAAAGCTGGGACAACAAAATGACCGGCACGTCGAGTTCCTTTGCCAGCACCTTGGCCGCCCGGCTCATCTCGGCTACTTCCCGCTCGCGGTTGTTGCGTTTGTCGGAATCGGGGGCCGTCAGCTGCAAATAGTCGATAACGACCATACTGCACCGCCCCTGCCGTTGCAGCGCCCGGCACTGCGCCCGGATAGCGAGCATCGAAATAGAGGGGGTATCGATTATCGTCACGGGCAATCCACTCAACCGGGCCGCCCCCGGTTCTATGCGCTGCCAATCCTCGGTACTTACCGCACCCGACCGGAACGCCCTCGCATCTACCCCCGAAGCCCCCACCAGCATACGGCCGCCGAGCTGCGTCGCGGGCATCTCCAGCGAAAAGATACACACCGGAACACCGGCCCCGGCTGCGGCTTGTGCGAAATGAAGCGCAACAGCCGTTTTACCCATCGCTGGACGTGCGGCAAGGATAACCAGCTGACCGCCCCGCCAACCGCCCGTAATACGGTCCATACAGGGCAAACCGGTAGATATTCCTACGCATTCGCCCCGCTGGTGGGCCTGCTGGCGACGTTCCAGGTCGGTCAGCGTATCCTGCATCACATCGCCGATACTTCGGGCCGAAGCGATCCGGGCGACATCGCCGGTAATCCGTTCAATACCCGACATCGCCCAATCCAACGCATTAGGGTCGGTCTGGGCTTTGGCTTTAAGTTCCGCCCCAAAGAAGAACAACCGGCGCCGCATATCAAACTCTACCAATCTCCGGACGTGGTTCAGTATCTCGACACCCGATCCGACGGCCGCCGTAAGGTCGGCAAGATACTCCGGGGAAATACCCGCCTTTCTCACTTCCGGCATAACTATGGGCAGGTCTATGTTCATTCCCCGGTCATCGAGTTTGCAAATAACATCGTAGATCGCCGCATTTTGGGGGTCATAGAATGCCGTTGAGGTGAGAATACCCCGCACATCGGCGACGTATTGCGGTTCAAGCAGCAGCGCACCCAATACGGCCCGTTCGAGTTCGGGCGATTCCGGGATCCTCAAGTCAGCCCCAAGTGAGGCGTTATCGTAGCAGTTCGAGCTGTAATTTGTTTTCATTTTGCTGTGTGGGTTTAGGGTTATTAAATTCGGGTTTGCGGCGCATCCAAATTCGGGCGGCAGCTTGCCAATCTTTCATCTGGGATTTACCGGACACTTTCCAACCGTTAGCCGTGAAATGATCGTAAAAACATTCCGCATCGTTCTTTGTCCCTTCGATCGTCGAAAAATAGTTTGTAACTTCTTCGAGCGGGGGAGCAACAAACGCCGTGCGTTTGCTTGCGACTTTGTGCGGCTTGTCCGCACTTTCTTTACTCTCGTTAGAGAGTTTCTTATCTATATCCTTATCCTTATCATTATCATTATCATTATCATTATCATTATCATTATCGGCATCCACCGCATTCGAGCGCATACGATTGCATCCGTTTGTATGCGACCGCATACGCTCGTTTTTCCAACGTTTGTTCGCATTTTCGGAATTTTTATTGCATACATCCGCATATTTGGCCCTGTCGCGGTCTATTTGAGCCCGCATAAGTCCGAACATAGAGTACAAAACATCTCTATCGGTCGGCTCTTCGCCGTATAGTACGTATCGTTTTACCGCATCGTCGATTTTAAGCCGCAAATCCGCCGGAAACGACAATAGCTGCTCCGCCCAATCTGTGTAATACAAAAAATTAGGCTTTTCTTTCTGTTGCGTATTTGTCATTATTGCATCCCTCCTTTCCGAATAAAATACCGTTTGAATCGGCCCCCGTGCACGCCCTCGCACCATTCGTCGGCGATCGGTACGCCCTTATGACGCAAATCGCGGATTACGCTGCGGGGATCGGACATCCTCAACGAAATAGTAATATCGGCCGCCGAACGGGGAATACCGTCCGAAAGCAAGTTATAAATCCTTTGCTGGTGATAGGAAAATACAGAGGTAAACCTTACATTTGTAGTGTCATTAGCCCCTATGGTATTAGTTTTTGCCCCTGCGTGCTCGCTTCGAGTGCCGGGGGCGTTTTGATTCTGTACCATACCCGATAAGATTATTTACGGTTAGCACTTTCTGCAATACGTTGAGCGGCTTCCGCATCCCGGTTCCGGGGCCTGTTTATCTGCTGCGCCGCCCATTCACGCAGCTCCTTCCGGGAGAACACCAAACGACGGGGGCCGAATTTAGCATAGGGAATTTCGTGTCTATGGGTAAGAATATACAAACTGCGCATAGTCGTCCGATAACCCAGCGAAGCCAGGAATGGCAGAGTTTCTTCGGCGGTCATCGCATCGGGCAACTCCGAAGCATCCGCGATACTCTCTGTGGCTTTCTCGCGTCTTTTGTAATCCTGCATTGCGGCAAATACTGCATCCGAAATCAAGTCTTTCAGGGTCTCCTGTTCAACTACTACTAAATTGTTTCCCATAATATTTATTAGTTAAATTTCTTTCCTTTGTTTGCCGCAAAAATCGCTTTACCTCGGGAATATTCAAAGGAAAATTTCACTTTTTTAACATTATTTCCCGCAAGTCGTTACAAATTATCAATTTGCTGTGTAAAAGTATTTTACATTACAAAAAATAAATAAAAAAAATAAACGGAGAATATTTTTTAATCTCCGTTTACAAAATCGTAAGGCAAATAATTGAATCCGCGGAAAATACGGCTGTTTACAGGCGGTTATTTCCAGCCGTCAGGAATCAAAATAGCCGCGTTTTTCTCCCTTTCTTCCCGTTCGAAGCTGGCCAAATAGTTTTCCGTCGTTTTCAGATCTTGGTGGCCGAGGCTTTCCGATATATAGGCGATATTCGCCCCGGCACGCTTCAACACCGTAGCGAACGAATGACGCGCCGTATAGGTCGATATGTTCCCTATTCCGAGCTGCTCCCCTACTTCCTGCATCCGCTTGTTGATCGCACGGGTCAAATACATCGTTTTCAACTTCTGGTGCATCGCGTCCTCCGTCCCGTCGAGAACCGGAAATATAAAGTTATTACGCCCCGGGGGATTGCCCCAGCGGTCGATAATAGCCTGCATTTGGGGAACGACCACTACCCGGATTTCCTTGCGGGTCTTGGTCGTGTGCTCGGTCTTTTGACGCACGAAACAGATTTCACCGTCCACAATATCACGGTACCGCAATTTCACGAAATCGGCGACGTTGATCCCGTTACACAAGTAGAGGAACAGCCAATAATCCCGGTATTTGGCCGTCGCTTCGCTCCCGTCCTCATAGCGGGCGATCCGCCCGATCTGCTCCAGCGTCAGAGCCAGCTTGCGCCCCTCGCCCTCCTGTATTTCATACCGGCCCCGCCCGAACGGGTATTGCGTTTCCTTGACGATACCCAGACGTCGGGCATCGTTCATTATCGCCCGCAGGTGGCGCAAGTGTATCGATATGGTTGTTTGCACCTTCCCCTCTTTGGTCAGAAAATCCGCATATCGTTTCAGCCACGATACGGTAACGGCGTCAAACTGTATGCGCTCCCCGGCAAACCGCTCCAGCCCTTTCAGCACATTGTCATAAACGAGCATACTGCCAACGCGCCCGGCCTTTTCCAGCTCGGCGATTTTGGCCCGGAACATCGCGTTTACCGTATTGGACGCTGCCCCCTTCAGTCGATCGTTGAGGGCATCCAGCGAAAACCCGCCGTTACCCGCTAAATTCTCAACGGCCGCTCGCACTATCTGGTAGCTGCTCTCTATGTCTTTCCGGACCGCTACAAGGGCACGCGCCTTTGTCGCTCCAAGCATCTCCCACTCTTCCGGGGTCAGGTCTTTGCCCGTAGGATAGTAGCGGCGATCCCGGCGGTAGGTTACGCGAATTTTTACTGGGTATTTCTCGTTTGGTTTCGTACGGCGGGTGTCAAGCATCGCGGCCACCGTTATTCCATCTTTTGAGTAGTTCAT